AACTCATCAAAGAATGTATACTTTGGTAACGAACCATTTCTTCGAAAGTCTTTTTTGATTGAGTTTAGTAAGGTTGTCTTACCAGTGGATTGAGCTCCACTTATTGCTATTTTCATATATTATACTTTTTGGTTATTATATATAATATAGGCAAAAAATACCGAAACAACAACTTTTAATGAAAGTTTTTTAGAAATTTAGTAACTTCTCTACCTACTTCTAAAGGTATATTTTCTCCTTTTATATAAACCACGCTAGTGAATAAACCCTCACTTATACTTAGTTCTTTTTTCTTTAGCTTTACCTGCATAATAACTATACTTAGAAGTGTCTTGATACTTCCATTTATTTTTTATATACTTGTTTTTTATTTGGTCAAAGTCATACTCCCAACTCTCTTGTTTAAATATTTCTGGTAAGTTAATCTTCTTACCTGTTACATATAAGTGAAAAGTATGAGCTGATATCCTCATAGCAAACTGTTTAACTAAATGAGTGTTTATACATCTACCAAAGCTGGTAAGTACTATATGATCTCTTTCATGCTTTAATCTAGTATACTTCTCTCCTTTCTTTAGAAGACCTTCTATAACTCTTTGATTAAACCTTGACACAGCAGCATCTTCATAAAACTTATCTATTGGTAAGTCATTATAAAGGTAATGCTCTACATCTTTAATGTAGTTATCTGTTATATAATCTCCTTTATTTACTTTGTATTTTTTATAACCCATTCTTCGTATAACTTATTTATTTTGTTTTGATAAGAACCATATTGACAATCACAATCAGGTAACGTAACTACACCGGAAATAATCGTTTCTGCTTTAGTATAAGCATCTTTTACACTACTACGTAAGGTCTTACCTTGATACTTAGGGAAATCATTTAATAACCATTCACTCATACCAGAAATTTATTCTATCAATTAAGTGTTTAACTAAATAACCAAAGAAACCTGCTAGTGCAGCATGGAAAATGTCTACGTATATAAACAGACCTAACCAAAAAGCCAGACATTTGCTGCACGTAAGAAGGATCGATAAGGGAGGTAAATGTGTATAAAGAAACTCGACTACCTTCTCCTTAGCAGGTTGTATTGGTTTAAACTCGCTTACTACCATATTTGATAAGTAAGCCAATCCTATTAAATTAAATAGATCAATTGTCATCAGTTCTTAACGAATCTAAATATTCATTGACATATCGTTTTACTCTATTGTATTCTTGTATCTCTCCTTGTTTCTTCTTTCTCCTATATCTTGCTATTAAACGAGGATAAACTAACGAGAGAACTAACATAATTAGTCCTATGTTAACTATTAGAGATATTATATAAGGTGTTTGCATAATTTTTTTATTTTCATTTGAACTTTTTTATAGTCACCTTTTAATGAATGGTAATTAATCTTATACTTCTCTGATGTTGTATTGTATCTAGCTCCTTCTATCATTATTTCATTAACTAACATCTTTTCATAAGGGTTTAACTTATCTATTACTTTCTTCATACAAGTGTAAACTTCTGACTGTTCGTCTTCAAAGGCAGTATTTCTAGCTACTCTTTGTTGTTCAACAGCCATATTGTCATACAACTCTCTATTCATACTCATATGCTTTCTATACCTATGAAAAAACCTTGTGGTACTAGACTTTAACTGAAAGCTCATCATAAATGTTAAGAAATTTTCTAACTTACCATCTGTGTAAACTTTATATATGTATTCAGTATCCTTTTCTAAGAACATTTCAACACACATAGCTAATAAGTCTTCACCCCATTTGTCGTACCCTGCACCACAAGTCTTTTTACAGTTAATTACAAGTTGTTCGTAAATGTTACCAATTTCTTCTGTAACTAATCTTCTTTTTTGATCTTCCTTCATTGTTTATTATAAAATAAGAACTTTATTATAACTATCCAACTTTTACCATAAAAGAAAAAAAAAGAGCCATAGAGGCTCTATAAAAAGGAATTGTACCATGGCTGAAACTTGGAAAGTAGTCCTTTTTTATTTAATCATGGGAATTAAATATTATGCTAAGTCACCTTGGTCAGCAGCTAAAAAAGCTCTACCTTGTGATCTTACATCATCTTGTTCTGCTTTAGATAAAGCATTAAATTGATCTGATGTTAAGTTTGTAAGTTCTTCTCTTGTATATGTTTTCATAATTAATAAATGTTAAATTGCGTATCCTCTTGTATTTTTCCAGTAATCATAGTTCTGTTCTGCATTTGCTGTAGTAAATCCATACTCGTTATATATTCTAACCATTGCTATTTTACCACTCCAATAGTTACCTGAATTTTGTTTACCTATCTGTAAGTAAGAATCTGATCCTGCCGTATCCATACTGTCTATTGTTAATGCATCATCTGTAATAACTTGAGTACCGTTTAACCAGCAGTTTAATGTTTGTGCAGTATAATTTACTTTCCATATCATATGGGTAAGTGTGTTAAGAGAATATATAGCTGAACTATTATAAAATTGTGAAGATCCACCTTGTGCTGGATCTGATCTTAATGCCCAGTGCACACCTCCTGATGTTGCACCTGATAAACCATGCCACCATACTTGATTAGTACCACTATGCCATACTGTTGCTAAACCTCTATAGCCTGATAGTGTATTAGACTCTGCAATAGTTTCTATAGTCCACTCTACTGATGAAGATGCAGGTGTAATATAAGCATTAGAAACTGGATTTTCAAAGTACTGACTACTACCGTCCATAGTAAAGTATCCTTGATCACCTGATACATGTGTAGGAGTTGGTGATCCATTAAGAGTATAGTTTTGACCAGTACTACTTAAATCAGTCCATGTAGTTCCTGTTCCTGGGTAACTTGCTGTATCTCCTGCATCTAGGTAAAGAACTAAACCGTCATTGACTAGTTCACCTGCTGCTGATGATCCCATAAAGGCAAATGGTTTACTTAATCCCATGTTAACTTAAATTTAATACTGCTGTTCCGTTTAGTGATGTTGAATCAAAAGCTTGGAATGTAATAATATCTTTAGCTGATGTTGTTGCTGTTACTGTTGGTGCTGTACCTCCTGCAAACTTAAAGTCTGGACTAAATGATAAAGTACCAGCTCCTGTTGCATTGTTGGTTACCTCTAAAGATATTGTCTGTCCTGCTTGAACGTTTGTTGCATCTAAATGTGTATCTACTCCATTTGCAAGAGTTAAAGTAAACATATCACCGTCTTGACAATCCATTGATGCAGTAGTTGATGCTATAGCTAAAGCATTTATATTGCTTTTAACAGCTCCTGAAACTGTAATACCTTTATTACCTGAAGTAAGTTCTAAACCTACTTGATCTCCAGTAACCATTTTTACAGTACCTGTACCGTCTTGGTTATCTATTACTGCTATCTCTCCTGTTCTTCCTGCTCCTGAACCTGAAACTACTACTCCAAGTCTTGATTTTACACCATTAATGTTAAACTCTGTACCATAATTATATGCAAAGCCATCGTAGTATTCTATTGAGTAGTAATCTCTAAACTGTTCTCCAAATGAATTAAAGTCTGCTACAAATAAGTTTTTATTAGTATAGTTTTTACCACCTATTGAATTAGTACCACTTAGTTCAGCTAAACCTACTGTTTGGTTATTACCTGGTGAAGGGAATGATTGTTTAAGGTTACCTATTATTGTAGATTCATTTAACCCACTTCCTGTTATGTTTAACGAACCAGTTATTTGTACTGCTGGTCCAGTTGCTGAACCTGTCTGTATAAAGCTAGCTGATCCTGTATAGTAAAACTTTATATCTTTAGTAGGTTTACCACTTCCGTCCCATGCTCTTGTGCCTCCTTTATAAGAGTAAGATGTACCTTGTGCTGAACCAATTATTACTTGATCTTCAGCAGTTAAGTGAAGATTTTCAGTCATGTACCCAACAGGGTTTGTTAAGTTGTTACCTACAACAATGACTTCACTGTTATATAAACCAAGCTCCATCGTTCTACCATAATATCTTGCTACTCCATCTGCTACTCCATCCCCACTATTAAATGTGTCGTCTAATACAGAGAATGCTGCTGCTCTTTGTGCTGCTGTACCACTACCTGACGCTTGTAATGCAGCATTTATTCTTGTACCACCTATTAACATATCAGCACCGTAGACGAAACCTGCACTATCCCATTGAGATATCATCCAAGTATTTTCATAATAACCTGAACCAAATGGAAAGTCTTGGTAAACCATCTGGTTGACCGTAAATGGTTTGGTTACACCTGCTGTTTTAGTAAATGATGGTGCTGTAAGTATTTGATGTTCAGAATATGCTGAAGGTTGAAATAAATTAGCAGTAAAGTTACCATCTGAAGTTAATGCTTGACCACTACTTCTACTAACGATTAAACTACCAGTTATCTGTACATCTTGGGTTAAAGGATTTACATAAGATGCTGTTTGTGCAAATGATGCACTTAATGCATAAGAAGATGAGGCTGGTGAAATATTTGTTAAACCTGAACCATCACCTAAGAATGCTGATGCTGATACATTACCTGCTACCTGTACTAATGTTCCATTATCTGTTATAATAGAATTTTGTACTGTATGGTTACCTGTACCTTTTAATATTGTATTGTTAGAAGGATAAGCTTCTGATCCTTTACTACCAGATATACCTGTAAGCATACCTGCTGATGTTCCTCCTGTTTCGACTTGTATCCAGTTATCATCTACACTATCCCATTCAAACGACCCTGTTAAACCAGATCCACTATCGTATACTTTTATTCCAGCAAATCTTTTAGTAGGTGAATCTGCATTTAAAATAATGTATTCGTCTCCTATGATTGTTGCTGAACCTGTTACTGTTTTTAAATACCCAATTGAAGCTGAAGTAAATGTTGCATTACTTGCAGTTATATCAGTTACATTTAATCTTGCAGTAGAAGCTACATTATCACTTATATCTGCTCTCAATGCATGTGATGCACTAGTTGCTGTTGCTACTGTTCCGTTTATATTAGCAGCTGCTACATATGATGCTGTTTGAGCTGTTGTTACATAAGAAGCTGTTGTTGCAGTAGTTGCAGTTGTAGCATTATTTGCCTGTAAAGCATGTGAAGCACTTATTGAAGTATTACTTACTAATGCATGACTTGCAGAAGTTGCTGTTAAAGCACTGTTAGCTATAATAGCATGACTTGCTGAAGTAGCATTTATTGCATTATTAGATAATTCAGCTTGTGAAGCACTTATTGCATATGAAGCTGATGTTATGGTTCCTGTTACAACTGAAGCTGTTAAAGCATTTGTTGCATTTGCAACTGTTCCTACTACATTACTACCACTTACTGCATCTGCTACTCCTGCTCTATTAGCATAAGATGCACTTACTTGTGCTTCTGAATTTAAAGCATATGATGCTGTAGTTGCATAAGAAGAAGTAACTGTTAGGTTACTAATTTGTGTTCCTAATCCATTAACTGGTATACTACCAGAGTTTTGCATAAGGTTGTCAAAACTTGCTGATATGTACTGATTGGTTAAGTTAAAATCTGCTGCCATTATTGAGGGTATTGAGAATATCTAGTGTCGTATGTTCTAATCCCGTACTCTCTAGCAAAATCTAAATAGTAACTACCTCTCATCACAAATGGATTTTTATACTTATTAGTATAGTCTGGTAGTTGTTGGTATAATTTAGTATCTTGTGATAACTCTGGGAATAGATTATCTTCCTCTAAGATGTATTCTGTTAGTCTTTGACTGTAATAGTCCATTTTGTTTCTAAGACTTTGTCTTTTCATATCATAAAGATCTCTTTCAACTGGGTCAGAGTTCTCTCCTCCATTAGGTCTTAGTAAACCATTGTTTCTTGGTCTTAGGTAAATCTCTTCTAAAGTTTCGTAATAAGCTGCATACAATAAAAAGTCTTGTATGTAGTCATCTACTAATCCTTTATAGTTACCTGTTAACGTACCTGCATCAACATCAGATATAAGTTTATTGTAGAGTACGGTACCAATTATATTTTGTAGCCATACATCTTGAGCTGTTCTTATACAGTTCTTTATAAGTGCTGAATCAACAGCATCATTCAAGCTAGTAAAGCTTCTTATTTTTGCTTCTGAAATTAAAAAGGTGGTTGTCATACTATTAAATAGATTTAAGCTAATAAAGGTTCACCTTCTGTGTCAGTATCTGTGACGTTTTCTTCACTTACTGCTTCTTCTTCTGCATCTGTTGTGTCTGTTCCAACGATTACTTCTTGATCCTGTACTCCATCTTCTAGTAATCTTTTTTGCTCTATACCTAATACTACATCAGGATAGTTAAATGACATTATCATTTCAAAACAGCTTAATAGGTCTTGCTGGAAAGGTAAGATAACTAAATTCATAAATAATAAATTAGCATCTATTAACTCTGCTCTTCCACCAAGTTGTCCTTCTGTTTTGATACCTAATAGCATTGGACTAGTAATTCTGTGTGCAGTTAAAATCTTCTGCATTACTAAATCATTAATGGTAGTATAGTACCCATCAGCTCCATTTTGAGGTATTGGAGTTATTACTGGTGCCATTTCTTTTTCTGGTACATCAATATACATAAGTGAACCTGCATTGTTAGTACCACCATAATTTGCTAATAGTTGTTGTTCTATCTCTCTTAATTGATCCGGAGTACCATTTGTAAAAGTGGTAATACTAAGTGATGGTGCTAAACCATTCTTAATATTGTTTACGTGAAAGTCATCAATAGAGGTATCTAGTTCGATAATTCTTAATGCTCCTACGTAATCCGGTAGAGGATAGTAAGATTGCCCTGGTCTGTAGTCTCTGTGAACATAGATTTGATGAGGTTCTTCTTGTTTTTTATCGGGATTGTACGCTGGCAGATAGTCCATATTATCCTCGCTTTTATAAACAATACCTGAAAATCTATTTTTTCTGTCCCATTCTTCTGAGATAAAATAACCAGGGATGTGGCCGTACTTATTCTTTTCTTTAGCTCTTAAATAACTAAAGTCAACATGATAAGCTTCTAGCCTAGTTCTGTCATTACTGTAAACTATTTCCATGGCGAACGAACCGTGGAGTTTAAAATCTAGAGAACATTTAGTGAATAAGTCATTCCAACTTTCACCAGCTGAATTAGCTCTCTCTAAGTATAATTCATCGTTAGCTGTTAACCCTTGTCCTATAATACCTTCAACTATAGCATTAATACAAGCTGCGTTAACAGAACTTTTATTATACATTTCAATTAAGTGTTGTGGAAACATATTATCGTCTCCATTTTTTACGAACTTCTCGTTTTTATCTTTTTTATACTCCTTATGGTTAAATTCTCTTAACTTGGAGTTATTAATTTTTGTAAAATTAAATTTATTAGTATCTGCCATTTTATGAATAGTAAGTTATATATGTACCATTTTCATTTGAGGTAATGTTTTCTGTAAACTCTGGATCATTAGTTCCATATACAAATGCTCTACCACTGTCTATTGTTTCAAATATTCCACTTGCTGTTGTAACACTAGTCCATTGACTTTGAATAGCTGTCCATAAATTGGCAGCTTCAGTCCATTTTAATTGCCCTCCTGCTATATCTGCTTTTAAGTTATAACTATATAAACCGCTAGCACTTGGTATACCTGCAGAGCCTGAAAGATAATCTAACTGCATATACTCACTTAGGTTATTAGGAGTGTTTGTTAGAGACAAAGAAAATGACGATGAATTCATATTCATGTCATTGATTAGCTCTAGTTTATAGTTAGCACCAGTACGACTACCAGTTGCTGGCCATATTGCAACACTTCCTGTTGCTTGAGTAGGGTATATGTTTAACATATCTTTAAATTAATAAAATAGGGGTTGATAATTAAACCAACCCTTATTCTTATTCAGTTTAGCTAACTGTGATAGTAGTTAACGCATCAGTTAAATTACCAGTAGTGGTAATCTCTTCTGCTGGGTTAGGTTCCATTGCTTCAAAAGTTAATGCATATTGATTTGCATCTCCCATTGCTGTTCCGGTTCCACCTGTTCCACCTGTTACAGTGCTTCCTCTGTATCTTCCTACATAAAAGAATTGTCCTACATAATCGTCTGTACCGTTGTTTGTTTCAACAACAATCTTTAGATCAGGGTTTTGAACTAATACTTTTACTTGATTTCTTATAGAAGCTTGTAACTTATGCATAGCTAAATTTGTTACCTGAGAATAAAAAACTGTTCCGTTTTCTAAACTTGGTGTTGGAGTCTCTGTAAAGTCACCGACGTTTCTTGGTAGCTCAAACTTAAAGAAAGTACCTGTACCTGCTATGTTACTAATAGCACCAGATGATGCTGTAACACTAGATACTGATCCAGATAATATATATAAGTTTTTTATGCCCCCAATATTGTCACGACATCCTAAAGAAAATCCGCTACTTAAATTACATGCCATAATGTTATTTTTTAAAGGTTAAAAAAAAAGTATTAGGGGTTAATTAAAACCCCATATACTGTATAAAGCTTCTACTTACGCTTGGTCGTTAGATACGAAGTATGATGGGTGTCCAATTTGAACTCCTAACTTATTTCTTAATCTATATTTCAATGCGTCTCCATTGATATCGTACCACATTTGGAAGTTTGTAGTATCAGAAGATAAATCTGTTCCTACTACCATATCAGATGCTGGGCCGATTATTACTCTTTCTGAAGATCTTAAACCATAAGTTCCAATTATTTTTATATTTGGATATCCTGGTAATGGGACTTCATAAAAACCTCCTCTTGTTGCTACTGTTGTAGGATCGAAGTGGAATAAGTTTTGAGTAGTTAATCCGTGAATTATTCTTTGGAATACTGAAGTACCACACCATACTGTTAGGTCTGGAGCATCTAGTACGTTTACATCTACTGATTCTAACATTTTAGCTATCTGAGAGTATGCTGTAACTGCTACAATTGCATCTGCTCCAATACCTGTTGCTACATTTACACCTGAAGTAGATCCTGAAATTAATTTCTTGAATCCATCTGCTTGTGGTGTTACTGTAGAGTTAGCGAATGTAGATCCACTAATTGAGTTCCATAAGAAGTCATCGTTATTTTGTTGTGATTTTTTTACTAGATCACTTGACATCTCTGTTAAGATTGTCATTGTGTCTTCGTAAGAGCCTTCTGGTAAGAAAGCTTTACCTGTATACTTCTCAGTAAGAAGTTGCAAGTTCCATGCGTCATAAGCAGTTCTTTTAGTAACTGTTATGTTCCTTTGAGTAAAGTCAGCTGATCCTGAAGCAGTTGAAACGGCGTTACCTCCTTGGAAGTAAGGTGCTACTGATACAAGATTAAGAGGCTCTTGAAATTTGATGCCTTCCTGAACGCTAACGTACTCTGCTGTGTTACCAGTATAAACTGAGTCTAAGACTAATTTACCTGCTAACTCATTATTAAAGTCATTTAATGCTGATACATCTAGTGCCATAATTATTGATTTTTAGAGTTTGTTAATTTAAATAAAGCTTTTTCGTACCTCTTTTGATTGTACACTGCTTTAGGTTTTTCGAAGTTATTTCTAGACTTAGCATATCTTGATTCTGCAGTCGGTTTAGATGATGGAGCACTCATGTACTCTGTCATTTTTTCCTCGTGTTCTGTCAACATATCTTCGTGCTCAGTCATTTTTTTGCGTAGTTCCTCTATTGCAGGTCCTACTTCAGTCATGATAGCTTCAATGATTTCTTCTTTAATGTCCATAGCTTCCTCTTCAGGGTGCATGTCCATATCGATCTCATCTTCTTCTAACTTAACCTCTTTTGTTGATTCTTCTGATAATTCAGTAGCTTCTGTTTGAAGAACTTTAGCAGGGCCTTTATCAAGGTCCTTCATCTCTTCTTCGTGTTCTGCTAATGAACCAGAATCATCACCGTCTGGGCGAGCTATTCCAGTGATTTTTCCTTCACCGTCTACTGTTACAGTTATACCACTCTCTGTGGTATGCTCGCCAGATGGAGCCAATACTTCTTCTCCTGCTTCTGTAATAACGTACAATTCATCACCAACAGCGAAAGAAGAGTCCTTCTTGTTTGTAATTTTTGTTCCGTCTACTAAAGTAGCTGAATCAAAGTTTTGATTTTCCTCTGAAGAGTTTTCCGTTTCAGTCATTTCGGTAAGTGAAAAATACTTTTTTACAAGCTCCTTTAATTGATCTTTGTTCATATTAAAAGATTTTTAGGGTTAAAAGTAATTTCCTATAAAAATAAATAGGCTGAACCCTAAATAGAATATATATTTAGTTTTCTCTACGTAAATCAGCATCATAATGTTCGAATCTATCATGCTCTGTCGGTGTTGCCAACAAAATTCCTGGTTTTATATAACCTTCTCTAGTCTTTTGGTAAATAAACGACATCCATGTTTGTTCGTACGGATATTCCCAAGTTGTCTCTAAAAATAATTTACGGTTACCTTCTTTTGTTACAAGTTGTGGCCAATTGCAATAATAAACCTCACCTGTTGCATAAGGTATACCGTTAAAGCTTTTAATGTTGTTGTATTTAGTAAATGGTTTTTCAGTTATACCTGGAAAGAACCTATCTCTTTTATCTTGAGGTAAGTTATGCCATGACCATTGATGCTGGTTATCACCAAAAAACTCACTAAAGTTTAATTTTAGAAAGTCGAAACCTTCTTCGTTTACTATTTCTTTTATTTTAGTAAAAAAGTTGTCAAAGTATCTATTGAATCCATTTCTACAAGTACTTTCTTTACCGTTGTAAAAGAACATATCATCTTCAAAGAAAAAATAACTATCTAAGTCTGTCTTATCGAAATGTTCTGCTATATACTGTCTTCCACCACATATACCTATATTTTCTCCAGTACCTATCATTTCAAAATCGTACTTTTTACACAATTCTACGTATTTCACTTTTGTACTATCGTCCGTAGAGTTATCTAATAAGTATTTCTTTGTATCTAACAAAGTCTTATCATATAGTTCAATACTCTTTATAAGAGTTTCGAATTGATTAGGAGAGTTAAACGTTATTACATAGAGTCCTGTGTTCTCTATTTTATCTTTATGTTTATTTTTCTGTACTATAGTTTTATTATCTATTGCATCTTGAAATACTTTATATAGTAAACCATTTTCTTCTATCATATGATAAGAGATAATATCTGGTAGTTTATAAAGCATAATAGCAAAGATACTTTCTTCTGTACCCATATAACCTGCTGTCAAAGTATTTTCAACAAGTCTATAGTATTCATTCATTACTGTGTTTATAATGCTCTTTTTACCACCAAAGAATCCTCCTCTTCCTACTAATTTTACTTCTTCACCTGCATATTTGTTTATGTCTGGGTATTTAAAACCATGTATCTCAGTAGT